CACCGTCGCCACGAGCATCGCGAACGTGAACGCGGTGGGCGACAACATCGCCGGCGTGAATACCGTCGCAGGGATTTCCGCCGATGTCAGCACCGTGGCCGGCATCGCCGCCGACGTGACGGCAGTCGCCGACATTGCAGGTGAGGTCACCAACTTCGCCGACGTCTATCAGGGTGCCAAGGCCACCGACCCGACGCTGCGCAACGATGGTAGCGCGCTGCAAGCGGGCGACCTCTACTTCAACACGACCGAGAACGCGCTGCGCGCCTACAGTGGCACCCTCTGGGTGGCCGGCACCTCGGGCACGATCAGCGTCACCACGTTCAGCGGCGACGGCGTCGAGACCGAGTTCGCCCTGCCCACCGCACCGGCGAGCGAAAACAACACGCAGGTCTACATCGACGGTGTCTATCAGCAGAAAGACCAATACAGCGTCGCCGGCCCTGACATCACGTTCTCAGCGGCGCCGCCCGCCGGCACCGACAACATCGAGGTTGTGACGATCGCGACGCTCGCCTTGGGCGAGACCGATGCGGTGTTGGTGAGCTACTCGACCTCCGGCGGCACCGTCGAAGACGCCCTAGACGAGCGCCTGCCCGAGATCGGCACCTATGCGCTGCTGCGCCTCTACAGCGGCAGCTACACGTCCTACTACGTGCGCGGCGTGGCAAGCATTTTTGACGGCGGCGGGGGCGTCTTTCGCGTGGATAGCGCGGACACTACGAGCACAGACAACGGCGGGACGATACTGGTCGATGCGGCTGGCCGACGCTGGAAGCGAGAGTTTACCGGGTCGCTCAATGTGCTGTGGTTCGGCGCGGATCGGTCGGGGGTGGCGGATTCGACGACGGCGATTCAGGCCGCGCTCACGCTGGCCGCGACCTCTGTGCTGTCGATCCTCGCCGCAAAAGTCGATGCGGTGACGGCGGCAGTATTTGCCCCGGCTGGCAGCTACAAGACCAGCGCCACGCTGATGGTCGGAGAGGGGACAGAGTTCTTCGGGGAAAGCTCGAGCACGTCACTCATCAGGCCGACGCATACCGGCGTCGCCATTCAGATGGGAGGCCCAGACCGTGAATACTCCCAAGTCAAGCTCCGCAAGCTCGGCATCATCGGCAACCGCAGCGGCACGCTTTCTTACGGCGCCTGGACGACCACGACCAGCATTGGCGTGTATGTCGAGGACTGCATTCGGGAATGCTCGATTGAGGATTGCTGGATTACGCAATGCCAGGCCTCGATCAAGGCTGAAAACTCCTACGCCTTCGAGGTCAATCGTAACTACCTCGTGTACGCGCTGGATTATCACATCGAGTCCGACAACGCGGTCAATTGGACGATTGCCGGGAATCGTATCGACTGGTCTGAAAAGCACGGCATTTACCTGAATGGCACGAACGCCGGAGACGAGACGCTGGCCGTCAATATCACCGGGAACGCAATTCAAATCTGCTGGCGAAATGCGGTGTGGCTGTACGACTGCGCTTCTGCAAACGTATCGGGAAACTTCTTCGAATCGAATTACCGAGAAGCGGTCGATGCAACGACTCATGTCTATGCAGACGTAAACATCGAAACCGGCCCGAACTCGCGCGGCTACTCCTTCACGGTCAATAACAACTTTTTCACGCATGGCAGTTCGCCCACTGTGGACGCCTACACCGCGATACGCTGCAACAAGGCGTCGGGTGGTCTTGTCGCCATGGGCAACGTCTGTCGGGACAGCTCCTACTGGCGACTTATCGACGCCGGAGACGCAGCCGTCGAGCGGCTTGTTGTGCTGGGGAATGCCTACGCAGGCACCTTCACGAAAGTCGTCTACAACACGGCATGCAGCGGGCTCATAGAGGAGCAAGACGAGGCCGGATCGATCACGATGAAAGAAGTCCGCCTTGGCGGGCTGCAAATCATCCCGACCACATCCAGCAGCAACGTCACCTCGAGCGACAAGATTTCAGGCGCGCTGATCAGTACGGCAGGCGGAAACCGCCAGTTCTTCCTGCGGGATGTCGATTGCGTTGCGGGCCGCATGTACTTCATCAAGAAGACGACAGGCGATACAAATAATCTAGTCGTGACACGTGAGGGAGGAAGCACCAAGACTATCGACGGAGCCACTTCGGTCATCGACGGAACCGCCTATGCGAAGGTCCGTGTAATTTCTGACGGCTCCAACTGGTTCACGGTGTAACCCCATGGTTCTCGACAGCTTCGGTATTCCCCCTGAACGGTGCGTCACCCCAGGGCGTCGGCTGGCCGCCCAGCTCGAGCGCGAAGAAGGCCGCAAACACCACGCCTACCAGGACCATTTGGGTTTCTGGACGATCGGTATCGGCCGTCTGATCGACGCGCGCAAAGGTGGGGGCCTCGACGACGAGGAGATCGACTACCTGCTCGCGCGCGACATCGCGAAGAAAACCACCGAGGTCGAGCGCGCACTGCCCTGGGTGAAAGACCTCGACGAGGTGCGCCGCTCGGTGCTGATCGCGATGGCGTTCCAGATGGGCACCGAGGGGCTGCTGCAATTCAAAAACACCCTGGCCCGCGTGCGCGCCGGCAACTACGCCGGTGCCGCCTCGGGGATGCTGCAGAGCAAGTGGGCGACGCAGACGCCAGAGCGCGCGAAGCGCATGGCTAAACAGATGGAGACCGGAACATGGCAGTGACCTGGAATGACGTGGGCCAATGGCTCAAGGGCAACGCCGGCAACGGCGCGGCCCTGGTCGGCGCGCTCCTCACCGGCAACGTGCCGGGTGCGGTCGCGGCCGGCGTGGCCCTGGCCACGGGAGCCACGGGCGAAGGGGCACCGGGTAAGGTGCTCGAGCGCCTGCAGACCGACCCCGCCACGGTCGTGCGCCTGCGCGAACTGGCGCTGCAGGACGAGGCCAACATCCGCGAGCACATCCGCGCAATGACCGAGCTCGAACTCACCGACCTGCAGGCCGAGCACAAGGAAACTCAGGACACGATCCGCTCGGGCGACAACTCGGCCGACCCGTTCGTGCGCCGCACGCGCCCCGGCCAGAGTTGGCTGTCGCTGTTCGCCGCGATCGCCTACGTGTTCATGACCTCTACCCCTGACGTCTATGTGCTGGGCTTGCTGCTGACGCTGCCGTGGGCGTATGCGGGCCTGCGCCAGATCGGCAAGGGGATTGATACGTTTGCCGCCAAGGCGGTACTGAAAGGGAGTAAATGACGACCAAAGTACCTGGAGCAATGCTCGCCGCCGGCGCCGCCGTCGCCAACTTAGGCTTCACCCCACCGAACCCTGCCTCCCCCGTCTCGCTGGTGCAGGCCTACACCCCCGCGGTCGCGGTCGCCTTCCACGCCACAGAGATGGTGCTCAACTGCGACCTGTCGAACGTGTTCACGACGACGATCGGCGCGAACGTGACCGTGGCGCCGACGCTTTCCAACCCGGGCGACGGCCAGACGATCAACTGGTTTCTGACGCAGGACGGGACGGGAGCGAAGACGATGACCTGGCCCGCATCCTTCAAGTGGTCGGGCGGCACGCCGGGCGTGCTCTCGACCGGGGCGAACGCCGTGGACCTGCTGGTCGCCACCTACCGTGCAGCGACCGGGCACTGGTACGTGAGCTTGACGAAAGCCTTCGCGTGACGTTCGCCGCGCGCCCACACGGGACGAACGAGGGGGGTGGTTTCCTGCCGCTCGGGACGCTGCTCCTGGTGGGGGACTCCTACGACAACGTGGGCTCTACCGGGACGGTCTCGCTCACGCTCAACACCGACGGCACCTTCAGCCACGCCAATTCGTTCGAGGACCCGGCCAACGTCGTGCCGTCGAACTGGTTCTCGCCGACCACAGTCGCGGTGGGGAACGGGTATCAGGTGCGGTTCACCCTGCAGTCGGGCGACCCCTGGGACGGCACGCCCACGAGCGGGGTGCTCTACGCGCTCTCAAGTGCCCGCACGCTCACCTGGTCGCTCGACTACGCGCCGAGCGCCAGCAAGGCCGCGACCGTGCTGGTGGAGATCCTGACCTCGGGGAGTGCACCCTACAAGTCGGGCACCCTGACCGTGAGCCTGAGCAACGGCGAGATTTAACCCGCGGCCCGGGCGTCGTTCGCGGCGGCGGCGTCCGGGGCTCGCGCGAGCGCCTGCTCGGCCATCGCCAGCTGCACCTTCAACGCCAGCACCTCGCGGTCACGCGCGGCGAGCTGCTGCTTCAAGAGGATCAGGCTCAACACCTGGCCCGGGTCGAACTTGTCCCCCGACGGCGAAATCAGCACCCCCTCCCAGAACCGCCAGCCCTGCCACTGCCCCGCAGTGCCGGGCAGGTCACCTAAGAGCATGCGGATCACCTGGTGCTGGTGGCCGGGGATCTTGACCTTGCCCTCGAGCCAGCGCAGCACCGTGGTGCGGTGGACGTTCAACTGCCGCTCGACCGCGGCGCGCCCGACGCGCTCGATGAGCGTGCGCAGGTCGCGCAGCGGGCGGGCGTTGGTCTTGAGCTTGGGCGCCGCGCGAGGTGCGGGCGGAGGCATCGCGAGCACCTGCGCCGCCGGGCCGGTGGTGCGCCAGTCGCCCGCTGGCGCCGCGGCATCGTTCTCGGGCCGGAGCGGGGGTGGGGTGACGGGCGTCACGCAGCTTTCGCCAGCTTTCCACCCTTCGGCCAGCCGGCTTTCATGAAATCGGTCACGACGTTGGCGACCACCGGCAGGGTGCGGATCGCGGCTTTCTCGTACGCCGGCAGGTACTTCTCGAACTCGGGCAGCAGGTCGACCAGTTGCTTGCGCGTGGACGCGGCGTAGGCCACCGAGCGCAGGCGCGAGCGCAGCTCCTTGCGGGACTCTTGCTCGGCGCTCATCGCGGCAACGAGCTCGTCGTACTTCTTGGCGGCGGTCTCGGACAGCTTGAATTCTTCGTCCAGGGCCGGGATGTAGGTGTTGCTCTTGAGCCGGTACGGGTTGTGCGTCTTGACGTACGGGCGCAGTTCGCTCGACGACCACAGCGCGCGGACCTTCGGCGGGAGCTGGGCGACGGCGTCGTCCATGACGAGCTTGTTCAGTTGGTCCTGGAAGTTGCCGTTCGGCACGTCGTCCATAGCGGCGCGGACGAAGGCGTCGCGGATGGTGTTGGTCAGTTTCATGGTCAGGTCTTTCAAAGATTGCCGGAAGGTCCAGTCCGGCGTTCTGGTTCTTGAATCTCGGTTCGCATAACGGCGCTTACGTTCAGGGGTGATCTGCCGGCGGGGCAGGGGGTTGGGGTGTGCATCACGCAACCACGAACATGACGCCGACGGCCCCCAGCCAGAGCAGCGCGAAGCCCAGGACGGAGACGAGCAGGCCGCACAGTCCGTACATGAAGGCGCCTTCAACACCGTCTTCTCGCGCTCCGTAAACCGTGCCGGCGACCGTCGCCAGCATGATCAGGACGATGACGACCTTCAAAACGATCACGCCGCCAGCGGGGATAGGCTCGGGGTAAACCGTCTCTACGCAACTCGCGTAGTTACGCATTTCGGCAACCGTCGCCCCCTGCGGCGTGTAGCTCTTGAGGAGCGATTTGCAGGCAGTCTTTCTAGCCTCGGCGGCTACCGCTGCAGCAGCGGCGGCCTGTGCATTTGCGGCTGCGGCAATGGCTACGGATGTACTCATCTCAATCCCTTTCAAGTGTTGCGTCCGCGCAACGAGTGCGCGATCCACCAGATATTGTTAAACGAACTTCTCTTCGGGTGTTGCTAAAGGCTTCACGCTAGATCACCGAACACCTGCGCCGCGATGCGCCAGCCGAGCGGATGCCAGGCCACCGAAGCGGCCTCGATTCCGCTGCACACCGAGCCAAAAGTGAAGGACATTTATGGGGCTTTCGTTTAGTAGTTGCTACATTATATTTTAGCACTTGCTACGCTGTCAACCCCTACTTTGAGACGCATAATGTATATTCTCAATGCGTACTATATCGAACGTTTTCAATAACTTGTGTGATGAATCTCGCACAATTTCGATACGTTTTCGATTCATTATGTTCAACGACTTTGGCACGCCGGGTGCAGCTAAAGTTTGGCTGAATCGCTTTAGCGGTCATGCCAGGTCACCGAACGCTGTCTCGTAGACGCGCTGCTGGGCGATCTCGAAGTACGTCGGGTCTTTCTCCATCCCGATGAAGCGCCGGCCGTTCTTCACCGCGGCCACGCCGGTGGTGCCGGAACCCATAGTGTTATCCAGCACCACGTCGCCCTCATTGGTGTAGGTGAGGATCAGGTACTCCATCAACGCGACGGGTTTCTGCGTGGGGTGCTTTCCCGTCTCACGCTTTGCGTAGACGACGCTACGCGGATACCTGGTGCCCGTGTTCTCAGTCTGAACTTTGACCACGTTGCCGCTCACGTCACCGCTTGTTCCTTTGCCGCTCTTGTATGGCTTGCCGGCTGTCATTTGCGGGTTGTATGTCGGTTGCTGCCGGTAGAAGACGTTGATGTCCTCGTGAACCTTCAGAGGTTGCTTCTTAGCCAGCAAAAAATTCACGCCTTGTTCTTTCTCCCACACCAGGCTGTACCGGTAGTCCGCCATGTTCGACGCGACCAGCTTCGTAGTGAACGGCTGGCGGTGAGAACGATCGCGGCGTTCGGTTTCGTCACGCGCCGGTACTCGGCCCATAGCTGGTCGAACGGGATCACAGAGTCCCAGGCGCACGCCGTCGTCCCGTAAGGCAGATCACAGAGCACCAGGTCGACGGACCCGTCCGGGATTTCGCGCAGCAGCTCGAGGCAGTCGCCCATGAATAAATCGAGTTGTTTCATCTCTCAGCTTTCACAAATCAGTAAAGAAACCTGTAGCAACTGCTAAACCGCAAAAGCCCCATTTGGGACGCATAATGTATATTCCCAACGCGCATCATATCTAACGTTTTCAAACAGTTACGTGATGCATTTCGCACAATTTCGATACGTTTTTGTTTCGTTATGTTCAACTACTTTGGCACACTCGATGCAGCTAAAGTTTGATCGGATTGCTTTAGCACTCATGCGATCGCCTGGAATACCACGACAGCCGACGGGAACGGGGCGCTGTGCTTGGCGTCGCCGAACTTCAGCCTTCCGCGTAGGAAGCGAATCTCTCCCTTCATCGCGTAGTCATGCCACCAAGCCACATCCGTTCGCGCAGGCACTAGGCAGACCACTGTTGCGCCTTTGAATGACTCCTCGTAAGCCTTGCGCATCCAGTCCTTGTTAGCGCTATACGGCGGATTCATGAACACGACGTGCTGACCCCAGTCCTGCGCGAGGCCGTCGTCGTCCGGCGTGAAGAACAACGAACACTTGGCGTTCGTTCCGTCACTGCACGGGTCGAGCGTGAAGCTGAACTCGCTATGCAGTTCGTTGAAGACCTTCTGCGGCGTCGCCCAGACGTCGGTCTGAGTCTTTCTGCCAGGGGGTAGTAGCGCACCCAAATCAGCCATTTATCGTTCCTGTCTTTCACAAATCAGTAAAGAAACCTGTAGCAACTGCTAGTGTCATAAACGCCGTTTTAGGACGCATAATGTATATTAGTACATTAGCATACTGTAAAGGGCGACAAGGACTTAGCCGAAACATCGTGCTCGCCTGCGCCCTATCAGTCGCTAGGCTTTTGTGCAGGATGCACAAGGCTCGATCGCCCGTCAATGGCTTGGCGGGCATCTTCATCGTACCAACCGCGCCACCACGATGCCGTCTGCCCGAAGGCGGGCGGCATGTGGTCCACGGCTTTGCGCACGGCTACGCCGTTTTCGTAGCCGTCAAAAATAGGCAGCAGTTTCACGGCAGTTTGTGCTTGTCGCGGCAGCGGGCGCAGTTGCCCCCGATCAGCCGCCCGCACCACTCCCCGCACAGGTCGCACTCCCCTGGCTCCCCGGGCGGGATGGGCTTGCGGGCTGCGGCGATGGCACGCTGCGTGTCTTCAAGGACGCGCTGCTGGGCGAAGTCAATCTCGTCCATGTTTGCTCTCCATCTCGATCAGCAGGTCGACCTCGTGCTTGATCTTCTCGAGGTCTTGGAATCGGTCTGCGGCCGGTTTGTCGCGCCAGCGTGTGATGCGCTTGACGATGCAGCCTTCCAGGAAGTTGAGCCCGTTGGCGTGGATAAACTCGACCGGCTGGATCTTCTTGCCCTTGTAGTGGCTGCCGGCGACCTGCACATCGAGTGCGCTGGGTGCGGGAAGCCCGTGCACGATAGCGAGCATCTCCGCCGCACCCTTGTCCATACGATCAAGAGTGGTGTCTGCGTCGAACTCGCCAAGGGGGCGGACGGGAGACTCCGAACACCGGATGTCTTCGCGCCCACGCTTGGCCTCACCGACGTGGGGGTGCAGGCACTCGCCCGAACATTTACTCTCCAGGTAGTTGCAGCCGGACATCTTGCACAACGCGCTCATAACTTGCCTTTCAAAACAGAACACCGGCACCGCCCGGCAGCGATCAGGGCGGGTAGCCGCACACCCTTTGTCTCTTTGTCGAAGGCACACCAATCCGGAGCGACGCCCAGCCCCCGGAAGGCGCGCCACGCCTTCTTGAACTCCTGCTTCACAGCTTGCCTTTCATATAGTCCATCAAAGAATCCTGCACCGTCCGTTTGCCGTCTCGTCGGGCGAGGACGACCTCGTCGACGGTGCCGCGGGCGATGATGTAGTGGATGAAAACCGCACGGTCCTTGCCGGCCTGCATCTGGCGCATCGGGCCGACGCGCTCGATCACCTGGTCGTGGAGGTCAAGGCGCCAGGTCTGGCCGAAGAACACGACGGTGTTGCACCATTCCTGCAGGCCGTCGATGCCCTCGCCGATGCTGGCCGGGTGGCCGATCCAGAGCTTGCCCTTGCCGGCCTGCGCGAGCTTGAGGTCGCGGTCGACGGCAAGGTCCAGTGCGTCAGGCCATTCCTTCTTGATCCGCTCGCGGTCGCTCTTGAACTCATAGACCACCAGCAGCGGGTCGTCGCCGGTCTCGTCGATCAGTTCGCACAGTGCGTCGAGCTTCTCGCGATGGACTTCGACCCACGCGCCGGGCGCGTAGCGCTCGGGGTCAAGGTACGCCGCGCCATTGGCCAGCTGGAGGCACTTGTTTGACAGCGCCGCAGCGTTGAACACCTCAACCTCGGCCTCGCCGATCATGGTGAACAGTTCGCGCTCGAGCTCGCGGTATTTTGCGCGCGCCTTCGGTGGCAGCTCGACGTCGATCACGTTGACGATCGGCTCTTTGAGGTCGAACCAGTCGCGCGGGTCAAGCGACAGGCAGAGGTCGGCGATGCGCTCGTGGATCTCCTCGTCGGCGCCGGGCAGGATCACCGGCAGGATGCCGGGCTTCTTCGTGATCGCGTCTTGGATGCGCTTGTAGGCAAACCACCGCTGCTCGAACGCCGAATAGGTGCGCCCCAGCCGGCGGCCGGCGTCGAGGAACCACGTTTGGCCCCATAAGTCTTTCAGGCCGTTGGGGGATGGCGTGCCGGTCAGGTTGACCCACTCCTTGACCTTTGTGTGGGCGACCGTGGCGAGTGCCTGGGCACGCTGCGTGCCTTGCTTGCTGCGGAATCCCTTGAGGCGCACGGCCTCGTCGGCCACCACCCGGCGAAAGGGCCAGCGATCGCCGAGATGGTCGATCAACCACACGAGCTGGTCGTAGTTGATCGTGAAGACAGGGGCGTCGCGCCGCAGGGCGGCAGCCCGCTGCTCTGGCGTACCGATCACCGGCACGACGTCGAAGCCGGCCAGGTGCTGCCACTTCGCCGATTCCTTGGCCCAGCCGTCGCGCGCCACGCGCAGCGGGGCCAGCACCAGCGTCGGCTCGGTGTCGCCCCAGACGCGGTAGGCGATATCCAGGTGGGTGAGGGTGAATATGGTCTTGCCGACGCCGGGCTTGCCGAAGATGGCGCACCGCGGCTTGTCGGCCATGTGTTGGGCGACCATCGGCGCGAAGGCGCGGGGGACGTAGGTGCGGCGGGTCATGTGACCTTGCCCTGCACGAGCGAGTAGAGATCCTGCACCACCTCGGCGGCCGGCACGCCGGCCTTGCTGGCGATCTGCTCGACGATCAGTGCCAAGGCTTCGAGCATGAACAGGGCGCCACCCTCGCTGGTGATCGTGCCCCGTATCTCGTCGCCTTTCTGGACGAGCGACACGCGCATGCGCTCGTTCACTCGCTAACCCCGAGGTAATCGAACACCGTCCCGGCTTCAGTGAACATGTCGGCGGCGCTGCGCATGTCGTCAGCCCAGCGTTCGGTGAACGCGTTCCAGGGCGGCCGGGACACGACGCGGGTGATGCCGGCCTGGATGATCTTCGCGGCGCACCGTGCGCAGGGCGGGTGGGTGACGAGGATCGTGCAGCCCTCGACCGAGCGCCCCGCGAACAGCAGTGCGTTCTCCTCGGCGTGGATCATGCGGCGTAGCTTCTCGTCGCGGTTCTCGAGCACGGCGTCGTCATCCCGCACCGCGCGGGGGAAACCGTTGAAACCCACCGACACGATGCGGTTCTTCGGGTCGACGATCACGGCGCCGACACCAGTGGAGGGGTCTTTGCTCCAGGTGGCGACGAGGTTGGCGAGGCCGATGAAACGGCGGTCCCACTTATTCATGGCAGGTACTTCTTCCATTCGCCGGAGCGGATGGCTTCGGATATGTTCTCTCCATCGTCGAATCCTTCCAACTCGTTCAAAACAACCTTCGCGCAAGCCTCCGCCACCCGCTGATCGCGCTCGGCGAGGATGGCGGTGGGGTCGGTGGTGGATTCGAGAATGCTTTTAGATTCGGCCAGCGACTCGGAAACAGAGATTCCTGTGCGCCACATAGGCTCCCCATCTTCGTCTAGCGTCTTCGTCATTTGCTGGTCGCAGTAGAACAGTTCGACATACGACTTTCGCAGCGCCTCTTTCATCTTCTCGATCTGCGCGGCTTGTGCGGCGAGTTGCTGGCGTAGTTCGGTTATCTCACTCGCTGCGTTTCGCATCGACTGAGAGCAGTCTTTTCCATAGTCGCCAAACGCGGGGATTTTGTCTGCCAGCCAGCCTAGTTTTTCAATTAGTTCCATCTCTGTTGTCCATTTCATAAAGCATCTGGCAAAGAACAGCACACAAGTCTTCGAAGTTGTGTCGGTGTATTGCATCTGGCGTGTAAGGCTGCATTACTCCGGATAGGCGCAAGCACCATCTGGCTTGATCCGCCTTCAGCCGCTCGATCTCCTTACGAAACGCCAAGTCAGTTTCGAGAATGCATTTGTCTCGGAAATGCAGTTCCTTGCGCAACCTTTCGATCTCCGCATCCTTCTCGGCTGTGAGCAGGTCGGCTTCTGGCATTTCCCAGTTGCAATTGTTTTCGCAGTCACAGCAAGGCTTCGCCCAATAGTAGCGGCTACTGAAGTTACATGTCTCGCAATTTCGTTCCATCTTCACTCTCCCATGCTTTGTTGATTTCTGCGAGGGCTTCCATCGCTGCGACTTTGGCCTGATGCCTACAAGTGCTGTGGATTACGGAATGCAGCTCGCCCTTCGCCACCTTCAGCGCCTTCTCCAGTTCCTCGATCCGCTTCTTCATCGCGGAAATTTCTGCAAGCGTCTTGTCGTCTGCGTATCGCGTTCCGTCCATTACTTCACCTCCGGTTTCGGCGCTGCGGGGAGCGGCATCCAGTGGGTGAAACGCCAGTTCATAAGGACGCCGAAAATATCTATGAACTGCGCCGGGAGCCTATCCGTAGCTGGCTGGTAGCAGACAACCATGCCGCCGTTGCTCGAACTCGCAGCGCCGAGAGATTCATGAGCCTCCTTGCAATACGCCCAGACGAATTGGAAATGCGGAATAGTCTCAATCGGCTGCCACCCTTCCGGCACTGGTGCGGGGTGGGTGAATAGCTTGGTGCCCATCAGCGGCGAATAGCCTGCCGGCAACGGATGCCACATGAAAATATGGGGCATCTCCTGGTAGTGCGGCATCAGGTATCCAACCGGCTTCGCGCTCTCCGTCAGCTTGGCGATCAGGCGGCGGGAGAATTCCGGCAGGTTCTCGACACAGATTGCGTCGTCGGCCATGTATCCGAGCGATTCCGCTACGTCCTTTGTTGCTTGTTCGATGTTCATCTTATTGGCCCGGCCTGCCCGGGCAGGTGTTGATATAGGTGCCGCCAGCGTGGTTATGAATTTTTCCAAGAACCGATAACCCAACTCCGTTGCTGATGCTTGCTGGCGGCGATAGCTTGCTCTGTTGCTGATTTAGTTTCATTCAGCACAGTTCTTCCTTTCATCGCAAAACGTCATCCACGCCATCGAGCGTGCCGATCACCTCGACCCGCTGGCCCATCGCCCGCATGCGCTGGTGCTCGCGGTGCTGGGCGCGTTCGTGCGCGTTGGCGGGGAAGGTCTTGACGGTGTCGGGGTTCTTGAGCTCGACCCAGATTGTCTCGGCGCCGTAGTTGTGGAACGGATGTGGCTTCCCCGGGTTCGTGCGCTCGGGCAACATCACCAGCCGATCCGGCGCGCTCTTGCGCCCCTGCCAGGTCACCTTCCGCACCTCGCCGCCGAGCGCCTTGACGCGCTTGACGAGGTACTTCTCGATGTCGCGCTCTTTCACACCGACACCCACAGCAGCACGACGACGGCAAACATTAGGGCGCCGGCTACGGCGACATCGCCCGGCACGGTCGTCTCGTCGAGCGCCCATGGCGTGGCGCGCAGTGTGGGGGGTTGGGTCCGTTCGTACTTCTGGCAGCGCTTCAGCATGGTGACATCCTTGTTTGTTATTGACGTGCGGATTGTAGCAACTGCTAAAGCGTTGTCAATCTTTTCTATACCGAAGGGTCTCAAAGCCGGCAGCAGCGAGCGGGATGCCTTCAGCCCACGGCGGCGGGGTCGCCATCATGGCGCTCAGGGTGTCGACGCTGAACTCGCCGCTGTCGGGGGTCTCGGTGAGCAGCTCGTCATGGACTGACAGCACGATCTCGTAGCCGGCGCGCTCGATGGCCGGCATGTTGTAAGCGAGGATGTCGCGGGCGAACGCCTGGGTGGCGTTCTCGACCAGCTTGCCGCCGTAGGTCTTGATCGGTCCCCACTGGCGCGTGTACTGGTTGACGCCGAAATATGTGATTTGCCCGTCGTCCTCGACCTTCGGGTTGATGTAGCAGAGATAGCGTCCAGAGGGCAGGCGGATGCGCAACCACGCGCCGTCGCGGCGGGCCTTCAGGTGCTGGCCGATCGGGAAGGTCTCGCCCGGGTTCTGGATCGCTGCGCGCACGCTGTCGCCGGCGGCTTTCCACAACGCTTTGGTGTTGGCGTGCGCCTCGCGCCAGCCGAGCACGAGCACCTCGCACGCGACCCACACCCGTTCGGGCAGGCCGAGCGTGCTGCGCTTCTGCTTCTTGAACCACTCGTACATGCCCTTCGCCTGGGCGAGCGCCTCTTCGCTTGCGGCGGCCCACACTGCGTCGGCGAGTTCCTCAAGGTCCATGCCGTAGACGGCGGCGAACGTCAGGAACGCGGCGACGCCGCCTTCATAGCCGAGGCCGAGCTCCATCACCTTGCCGATCTGGCGCTGCTTCTTGGTGACCTCCTCGGGCGAGATGCCAAAGGCGGCGGCATAGGCGCGGATGTAGAGGTCGGCGCCGATGCCCTGGTCGAACTCGGCGAACGCCTTGAGCTTCCACCGCTCGCCGGCCAGGAACGCGAGCCCGCGACCTTCAATGTTCGACAGGTCGGAGATGACCAGCTTCTTGCCGGGCGGGGCGATGATGCAGCCGCGCACGGTGTTGGCCGTCAGGCGCATGGTGTTCTCGAAGAACAACTCGGCGCAGCCGGCCTTCAAGGTGTCGATGCCTTCATCGATCTCGTCCTGCTTCATGTCAGGGCGCGGCATGTTGCCTGGCTGGAAGAGGCGGTGCGCCCAGCGTGCGGTGCGCGAGGCGCCGGCGAACTGCATGGTGTTGCGCAGCCGACCATCGCTGCTCACAGCGTTGATCAGCGCCTTATATTTGGCCGTCGAGGTCTTCGTAGCCTCCAGGCGGATCGACAGCAGCAGCTTGACGCCTTCCGGCAGGTCAGGGTCTTCGAGCCGGCGGCGAACGGTGTCGGCCTTGAGGTCGGGCAGCGTCACGCCGTACTCGGCGCAGATGAAGGAGAGCAGGTTGTCGCGCTGGCTGGCGTTGGTGACGAGGCCGTCGGTGTGTTGAGTGACTTCGTGCTTCAGCCGTTTTTGCTCTCGGGCCACAGCGTCAATTGCTGCCACTGCGAGCTCGGTGTCGACGGCGATGCCCCGCTCGTTGATTCGACGGTCGAGGTGCCAGAGGGCGAGCTCGGCGCCGCCGGGTTTGTAGTTCCAGCTGGGCAGCCGCTGGTGGATGGCGCGCATGGCGACAATGTCCTGGCGCGAGTATTCGAGAAATTCAGCCCACTGTTCCGGGTGCGTTTCACGGGTGGCTCTCCTGAGCGTCGAGTTCTTCGGTCTGGGTTTTGCGAAAAGCTGAATCAGTTCGCGGCCGCGCTTGTCCTTGGCGAGATCCGCTTCGAGACCGACGATCTGGCCGATCTTGTCGAGCGAGCCGGGGAGGCCGTGGGCCAAACCCTTGACCATCGTGTCGAGGAACTTCTCAGGCGGCAGGTCCAGCCCCCAGCAATGGCGCATCACCGCCATATCGAATGACACGTTATGGAATACCAGCAGCGTGTCGGGCGCCTTCAGCAGTTCGATGAAGGCGTGCGGCTTGCCGCGCGCTGTGCAATCCCAGACGGTCGGCTCGTCATCGTCGAGAGCCCATTGCGCGATCGTGATCTCGGTGCTCGGGTCTTCGGCATAGCGAGCGCTCCCGCACTTGATGAGGTCGCATTCGCTGAAGGTCTCGGTGTCACCGTAGAGGAGCCTCATGCCAAGTCTTTCAGACTGTCCAGTTCGTCCTGCAAGTCCTGGCTTTCACGGTGCGCAGCTGAAAGGTCATCCTCGAGCGAGGCGATCTGTTCGTTGAGCTTTTCGACTTCCTCCTCAAGGTTTTTTTTTACGCCCTGCTCAAGGTCCGCGATCTCGGTGTTCGTGCGCTCAACCTCTGCAGCCAGGCGGCTCACGAGCTCCGCTTCGAGCGGGGTCAGGGTCAACGTGTCGGCGTAGCGCAGCAGCTCGTCGTTGGTGAGTGTCGGCAAATACATGGCGATCCTTTCAAAGTTAAAAAGCCCTTTCCTCAGCATTCCCCGTGCATCGTTGCCGCTTCGGCGGGGCTTGCGCTGCTGCCACCCGGTGAATGCAACGTGCGGGCCAGGGGGTGCGGCGTGCTGAGGCTGTGCGGCCGGTGGGCGAACCCGACCTGGGGATATCCGAAGCCCGCTGTTTGGTGAGGGTCGGTGTGCGCTCCTCCGGGAGCCCCCAGAGGCACCGCCCTCACCAAACAGCCCTCTTGCGAGGGCTGACTGGTTGTTACGCGAACTCGTCGGCGTCGGCGCCTTCGGTCACTTCCTCGAACTCATCCGCATCGGCCGGGCGGCCGGCGCTGAACGAGTCGCCGTCGGCGTAGAACTGAATGCCGCGCAGCTGGGCATTGATGCGCTGGCCGTAGTTGTTGTCCTGCGCCCAGAACTCGATCGACGCGTTGACGAAGCAACCAGCGTAGGGGCGGCCGGACTTCGCCGACAGCGGCGAGCGGTCGCGGTCGATCACGGTCGGGGCGGCGTTCTCCTGCGCGGCGGCGCTGATGAAGAAGTTGCCCGGGAAGCCGTCGTACTTCACCTTGGTGTCGCCGTCGTGCAGGGCCAGCTTGTCCTGCTTGTCGAGGCCCTTGACGATCGCGGCGGCCTTGTCGCGCCACTTCTCCTTGGCGACGGCCTCCTGCTTGGCGCGGATCTCGGCGATCTGCGGGTGGTCGGCCGGGATGATCAGCGTGGCGCTGTAGCGCGGCTTGCCTTCACCGGCGACGGTGGTCGGCTCGAACAGGTTGGGGAACGCCAGGCGGACGTTCTTCAGGAGGATTCGGCCGATCGGTTGGTTGGTGCTCATGGTGTGTTTCCTTTTCGTTGAGAATTAAGCGAGGGCTTCGAGGTCGGCGAAATCGTCGATCACCGGCTTGACCTCAAGCGCCGGGCGAGAATCAGATTCAGGTGCGACGTGCGGCTTGCCGTCCTTCTGGATGATCATTTCCTTCAGCTTCGGCCACTGCCTGGGGCCGATCGTGCCGGCCTTGGCGAGCTTCTCGGCGCTGGTCGGGCTGATCAGCTTGAAGTCGTACATCTCGGCTTCCTTGAGGCGCATCGACTTCAGCGTCTGTTCGGCTTCCTCGGCGTTCGACCACTGGCGAGCACCACGCTTGCCCTGCACCAGCTTGAACTGCGGCACGGCTTCGCCGGCCAGCAGACGGCGTTCAACCTCAGCGCGCACGGCCTTACACCATTCCTCGATCAGATCGACCTTGGACATGGCACGCGACAGGTCGGACGTGACGAACGTCTTCGGGTCCGTGATGCTCTCGAACTCCTCGGCGGCAGCCGGCGCGCTGACATGCACGACGACCTCGTTGCGCAGTGCCGGGCAGGTGGCCTTGGCGCGGCAGAACTTGCAGCCTTTCTCCGATGGGCGCAGGTACTGCTTCACCCACGTAGGTTCGGCTAGGTTCGGGTTCAGCGCGGCGATGTTGCAGCGGCCGACCGTCGGCTTTGCCGTCTCGGCGGCCCACGTTTCGAGGTCGGCAACCGACAGGTCGTATTCGCTGGGCGCCGTGCAGATGCGGGGCTGACTGATGGCCAGGCGCACCGTGTCGAAGTCGCCGAGCAGACCCTGCGCAGCGTCGAGCATACCCAGCGCGTAGAGAGCGAGCTGTGGGTTCGGGCCGTTCTCGCCGCCGGCGCTAACCTCGACGCCCATGCCATACTTGAGATCGACGCCGGTGATCACGTTGTCGCGCAGCACGGCAACGTCGAGCGTGCCCCATGCATCGTCCTTCGGGACGCCGAGATAGCCGGAGTAGGTGACGCGCTGGTCGACCAGGATCACACCGTCGTCGCCGGCGAGGCCGAGCACGTAGTCAATGCAGACCTGGACGTGGCCGGCCATCTCCTCGTCGACTTCGAAGGACCACTCCTCAACCATGATGATCCGGCCGATGTAGGCGCTGGCGGGGCGGGACTCCTGCAGCGCCCAGGTCAGCACCTGGTGAGCCGCGGTCCCTTCCGCTGCGTACTTGCTGGATGTGTTCGGCAGGTCGCGCTCGAGGACGTGCTTGCCCGGGCAGAGCATGTCTGCCTCGAACTTGCTCGCACCCCATTTGCTGTGGGCGGGTTCAGTCATGGTTTTTGTCCTTGAGTTCGCGCACCGCGTCGATCACAGCCTGATGTTCGTGGCTGTACTCAACGTAGTTACTCCCGGGGCGCCCGAGCATCGCGTTGATCTGCGCAACGGTGTCGGTGCTCTGGCTGAACACGCGCGCCGTATTAGCGAACGTCCAAATGCAGAACGCGACGACGCCCGCCCACATGGCGCTCTCGAGCGCCCCGATCGCGAACCAGGTAATCACTACCAACTTCGCGTCGCCGGAGACGGTCTGCACGGTGTCCAAGATGAGCTTGAGTTCATCGACGTTCATCTCACGCCTCAGCCAGCTTGGCGTTCACCGCGGCCAGCGCCTCGGCCCACTTCTCGGCCGGCAGTTCCTTGAACGTCTTGACGCCGAACGTGGCGACGAGGGCGGTGGCGGCTTCGCGGGACTTGGCGGCCAGGGCGAACACGGCCTTTTGCAGGACCGGGTATTCAATCGCGGCCGGCGCGGAGCTCTCGACCTTCGGCTCGGGCGCAGCGGTGGTCTCCGCAGTAGTGGGGGTAGCGGCAGCTGCCGGCTTCGCAGCTTCCTTTTTTGCCGGGGCTTCCTTCTTCGGTTCGGCCGGCAGGCGGTCTTCCTGGGCGACCGAGGCGCCGGCAAGCAGGGACTCCGGCAGCTCGAGCATCGCCTTGCGGGCGGCGCTGATGTTGTCGAAGGAGAGGGTGATCTGGATCATGGTTGGTTCCTTTCGCAGTAGGGAAACATACGGTAGCAGATGCTACAACTTGAGGCAAATAAAAAAGCGCATCGGCTTTTCGTTGGCACGGCCGTATCGTAGCACTTGCTAAACCGCTGTCAAGAAAACCTTAACAGATGCTGCAAAAGAAACCCGCTTCCGTGCGGGTCAGTCTTCACACAAACAGGACGACCGCTTCGACGGCGTGGAATACCAGGGCGGCGGCCAGCATTGCGTAGAGCAGTCGTAGGTGCCGGCGGATGTCGGCGATCGGGTCATCCCAGATTCCGCCGTGCTCGACCAGGTACTTTATCCGCTGCTTAATCTCCTCGTCGTTCATGACTTTGTGAGCCTCACTAGTTTCGTAATGAAGGATTCGTCGACCCTTCCGATGAGCCGGGTGTGCTCATAGGCGAGTGCCGTCAAGTCTGCGAGCTGATCGGGCGTAGCTCTGTGACCGGCGTCACGAAGGGCGGCGGCCACAGCCCTGACACATGTACCTAGTGCCTCGTCGTCGACTGTTCTGGTATCGCCGTGCTCGCTGTCGAGCCAGCCTACGGGCAGGCCGAGGGTCTGCTCCATCTCCCGGGCGACCTTCTCGCTGACCTCGCGCGACGGGTTGGGGCCGGCGAGCTGGGCGACGTAGCTGCCGTTGGTGTGGCCGAGCTTCTTGGCGAGCGAGGTTGGCCCGCCCCAGGTCTTGATCAAACTGCGCAGGTTGTCCCGGCGCTGGTCATAGACGGACTTCATAGGCCGGGAGCGTAACAAAACGACATTAGCGTTTGCAACATCAGTTGCGCGGCGTCCGAACGGGTGGATCGACATCAATACGCCCTTTCTGTGCGGGTTGGCGAGGTAAGTGTGCTTATCGATTGTTAAATTTTTTCCATGATCCCTGCACAACTACGGTTTATCTGTGCGGTAGCTAACATTGCGCGGAACAGTACAGTTTGCTAAAGTCAGCGCACGTTTGTAGCCAATTGAAAGAACAGCATGAAAACGATTACCGCCATCAAGGCATGGATGCGGGCGGCGACGCCCTTGGAACGGGAGGCCCTTGCTGATGGGGTCGGCACCTCGGTGGCGATGCTCCACCAGTATTCGGGCGGCCACCGCCAGGCGAGCGCCGAGACGGCCGGAAAGATCGAGATGGTCACCGCGGCGATGCACAAGGCGAGCAAGGGCCGGCTGCCGAAGATCGTTCGCACGGACGTCTGCGAAGCCTGCCGCCAGTGCCAATACGCCGCGAAGTGCCTCGGCGAGCGCGCCGTGGTCAGCGACTTCCCGATCGTTGCCGAGCAGGTGGCGTCGTGACTGAGTTTGTCCTGTACCTGCTCGGGGTTTTCACCGGCGTGTTCGTCGGCATTTCCCTCGCCGCCCTGATGTCGGCCAGCGGGGGCGACCTGCCGGCGGCCGGCAACGTCGAAAAGACGCTCGCGGCGTACCGCGCTTGCGAGGCCGCCGCCATCCGGAGCCTGCTGCGCAAGTCGGACGACGAGATCCGCGAGCACCTGCGCGGGCGCCTCGCCACCTTTGAGCAGGCTGAAAGGAACCGGGCGTGATCGCGATGCTGCGGGCGGGGATGCGTGTCCGCTTGCCCAGCGGCAACATCGTCGTGCTCCTGCAGCGCGACGGCACCCACTGGATCTGCCAATACGCGCCGAGCGCGAAGGAGCGCGGGGAGGTCGAGCTGTCGATGGCCTACCTGCGCAAGTTCGGCACGGCGGCTTGAGGCTTTACAACGTGCTAAAATGAATACGCCAAACCTTTTTTAATCGAGTTACCTTTGGCGGACCTCACGACCCTGTTACTCGGCAGGGGAAGGTTTGGCGACTTTCCGTGGGGTCCGCCAAAGGTACGTTTTTTGAAAGTCGCCAAAATGTCTAAGACCGTAATACCGGCACAGCGGGGTTTCCAGTTTGTCTACGCCGAAGTAGAGGACGGCGCCCCGTTCATCATATCCGAACCGGTTATCGCCTGGGTCGTTGACCTCTCGGCCGGCAAACACGACATCACGCCAGTGACACCGAGCGGGATGGACGACGGCCGATTCATCGTCTACCCGGACTGCTCAGTGTTTGACGTCATCTCCGAGACTTGGTTTGAAAGTCTCAATGCGGCGATAAGTGATCTCCAGTCGAGCGTCAGATGTGAAGCCGAAACAGAACCCAGCGCCGCGGAGGAGCTGGCATGAACTTCTTCCGCAACCAGGGGAGGGAACTGCTTGCCAACGGCTACCTGATCGTCCCCATCAAACCCGGGCACAAACGTCCCGCCATCAAAGGGTGGCAGAACTCCAGGCTCGGCGCCGCCGACCTCGGCAAGCACGCCGATCACGGGGTGGGTGTCCTGTGCGGGCAAGGGGCGGTGCCATTGGTCGCGATCGACGTCGACTCCTACAACGCTGAGTTGTCTGAGCGGTTCGCGACGTGGTGCCTGGATAACCTCGGATACGCCCCCCACCGCGTCGGGATGGCGCCTAAGACGCTGCTGGTCTATCGCGCAGAGCACGAGGGGTGGGACAAGCTCATCAGCCCGGTTTATGTCGGTGGAGGGTGCGAGCACCGTCTCGAGGTGTTGGGCAACGGCCAGCAGTTCGTGGCCTACGCAATCCATCCCGACACCAAAGCCCCCTACGAGTGGCTCGACCTTGTGGGGGGTCTGGTTGGCATCAAAGCATTGGACCTACCGATGGTCACTGCGGCGCAGGTTGAGAAAGCCGCCGAAGTATTCAACGCAATGGCGCTGCAGATGGGGCTTGAGCGCAAAACCCCGGCGCAAAAGCAGGTCGCTGTCCCAGAGGCGCCGAAAGATCGCACACCGAAGGCAGACGACGACTTCTTCGGTCGCGTGAATGAAGCCGCGATGGCTGACCTCGCAGCGTGGGTGCCGTCGCTTTTCCCCACCGCGAGAGAGCAGCAAAACGGATATCGCGTTGCCTCTGTCGACCTCGGGCGCGACCTTCAGGAAGACATCTCGGTCGTCACTGAGGGTATCGTCGATTTCGGCGTGGCGGATCAAGGCGACGCACGGCAAGGGAAACGGACACCGATCGACCTGGTGCTTGAATGGGCGCCGGCAATGCTAGACGACCCGTTCGCCGTAACCACACCGCGCGACGCGGCGGATTGGCTGTGCGCATGCCTTGACCGCCCGCGCGAAGCCTTTGGATGGGGGCTGCGTTTCCGCAAGGAGCTGGCAGCGGACCACCAGGCGGTCAATGAGTTGCGCCAACAGGTCAAGCGGCTGATCGAGCAGTGCGACAACGACATTGAACTGCTCGATCGGCGCTCGGACGTCGGCAAGGCGATCAGCGAGGGGTTGCGCAACACCGCGTTGGCGCCGCTTGTCCTGCGCAGCGTGCAGGCGCGCTACAAAGAGATCACCGGCAGTGGATTGACCGTCGCGGAGGTGCGCAAGAATCTGGCAGATACCTCGGCTCCGACAGTTCGTGCGCGGCGCCCATTGACTGAGTTCGGTAACGCCGAGCGCATGCTCGACAAGTTCGGGCGCGGCCTCATGTACGTGCCGGATCTGGGCCAGTGGTACCGCTGGACGGGCATCTATTGGCAGAAGGCGAACGACGTTGAGATCGAGTTCTACGCCAAGGAGACGGTCAAGGCGCTGGTACAGGAAATGGACGACCACCCCGACTCGGCGGAGTTCTTCAAGTTCGCCGCGCTCAGTCAGCAAGCGAAGATGGTGCGCAGCATGGTGTCCCTGGCCGCCAGCGATCCGAGGGTGATGGTCCCGTTCAGCGAACTCGACCAGCGGAGCCATTTGCTTGGGGTGGCGAACGGGGTTGTTGACCTGCGTACTGGCCAACTCCTGGACCCAGACCCCGAACTACGTATCACCAAATGCACCGGGGGCGAGTTCCACCCGGGGGCGAAAGCGGATCTGTTCCGACAAACAGTGCTTGACGTCTTCAAAGGGGATCAAGGGCAGGCGGATTTCTTCCAGCGCCTGATCGGCTACTCCGCGATGGGGAACCCCGTGCAGCAGATCATGGTTATTCCGTTTGGTAATGGGGCGAACGGGAAGTCGACCGTGCTCGGGGCCGTGCGAAAGGCCTTCGGCAGCTACGCAAAGACGGCCGACCCCTCGACCTTCGTATCGGAGAGCCGTGGGGCCAGCGGCGCCGGCGCGGCGCGCGAGGACTTGATCCGGTTGATGGGTTTGCGTTTCGTCTACGTGAGTGAACCGGATGAGAACGGCGAGCTCCGCGAGGGTTCGATCAAGAGCATGACAGGAGACGAGGCCATGACCGCGCGAGGCCCCTACGCCAAGGCGTCGGTGGACTTCCAACCAACTTTTACAGTGTTCATGCCGACCAACCACAAACCGATCGTCAAAGGTAACGACGACGGCATCTGGCGCCGCTTGGTGATGGTGCCGTTCACCAGGAACTTTGAGAAAGACGCCACCGTTCAGCGCGACGTCAACAGGGCGGAGAAGTTGGCCGCGGAACTTGATGGGGTGTTGGCGTGGATTATCGAGGGGGCGCTGGCTTACCAAGAGCACGGTCTGGTGCTGCCGGAAACCGTTAAAGAGGCGCGCAACGAGTACCGCGCGCAGATGGATTTGCTCGCGGACTGGGTAGAGGAGTGCTGCGAAGTGCACGCCGACCTCACCGAAGCGCCACGTGCGCTTTGGCGCTCGTGGGAGGAGTACGCAAAAAATCGCGGACTCCTTCGGTACGTTCCGACCATTGTCGCGCTTGGGCGCAAGTTGGAACAGCAGTTCCCGATGGTCCGAAACTCAAAAGGGCAGCGAGTGCGCTGTGGATTGCGTGTTCGCGACGATTTTGACGAGGCGCTGGCCTAGTCTTGACAAGTTTGACAAGTTCGACCTCTGTTTTGAAGAAGTCTTTATACGTATACGAAAAGTCTTAGAAAAAGGGCCTGAACTTGTCAAACCTGTCAAAAGGTTGAACGTGCAGTTTGTTGCAGACACGACTTTGAAAGGGGCTGGAAATGAAAAAGCTGGTCGCGTTGAACAGTGCGGGGCGAGTCATCGGACAAAACCACCCGCGCGCCAAACTGCTGGACCGGGAAGTTGACCAGGTGCTGGAGTTGATCGAGGACGGCTTCAGCTATTCGCAGGTGGCCGAGAAGATGCAACTGTCGAAGTCGGGCGTTGCGCACATCGCGACAGGCCGACGCCGATGCCAAACCCCGGAGCGGCTGGTTGAAGTATCCGTGCCGGACTGAATTGATTGGATGATGAGCAACATGAAACTGACACCTGAAAAGCTAACCGCTTTTTGCGCAGCCCTGGCAGAGACGGGAATCGTCGCCAAAGCGTGCAAAGCGGTGGATGTGTCCCGGCAGACCGCCTATGGCTGGCGGGACGAGATCCCGTCCTTTGCCGAGGCTTGGGACAAGGCGCTGAAGATCGGCATCACCGCACTGGAAGACGAGGCGCACCGGCGCGCGTTCTCCGGCACGGACAAGCCCCTGGTGCATCAGGGGCAGTTCACCTACGAATACGCCAGGGATGAGCAGGGCAGGGTGATCTACGACGACATCGACCTGGGCGCGACGAACGACAAGGGCGAGCCGATCACCTCGAAGGTGCCGCGGCTATTGCTCGACGAGTCTGGCAAACCGATGGTCGCTTCGATGAAGGAATACAGCGACACGCTGGCGATCTTCCTGCTCAAGGCCCACGCCCCTGAGAAGTACCGCGAGCGCCAGCAGGTTGACCTGTCCAACAGCGATGGCACCCTGGTGGTCGACGAGGCCGCCCGCAGTGCGCGCGTGGCCCAGCTCCTCGCGCTCGCGGCCAAGCGCAAGGACGAGCAGGACGCGTTTGGGGACCTGGCATGAACGGGGATTGGTTCTTGCTCATCAATGGTGCGCTGAATATCGTGCTGTGGGTTGGGTATTTCTTCGGGTGGTGGGGGTTGTGACCCCACAAGAGGCGCGCGACCTCGAGCGCTACCTGACCCCTGCCGAGCGCGAAGAACTCGCCGCCCTGGTCGCTGCAGACATTGCGGCGACGCCGTGGATGCCATTGCCCGGCCCTCAGCGGATGGCGTACGACTCGAAGGCCGATGTGATCGGCTTTGGGGGCGCTGCCGGTGGCGGCAAGACCGACCTCGCGATCGGCTTGGCGCTCACCCAGCACTACCGCTCGCAGGTGTTTCGTCGCGAAGGCCCGCAGCTCACCGGCATCACCGATCGCCTGGCCGAGATCGTCGGTTCGCGCGACCTGATCAACGGCAAGCCTGCGGTCTATCGCGACAGCGACGACCGGCAGATCGAGTTCAACTCGATGCCGAACCTGGGCGACGAGACCAAATACCAGGGCCGCCCGAAAGACCTGCTGGTGATCGACGAGGCCGCGAACTTCCTCGAGCAGCAGGTGCGCTTCGTCAAGGGCTGGGTGCGCACGACGCGCCCCGGCCAGCGCACGCGCACGCTCTTGACGTTCAACCCGCCGACCAATGCCGAAGGGCGCTGGGTGATCGACTTCTTCGGCCCGTGGCTCGACAAGAAGCACGACCTCTACCCGACCGATCCGGGCGCGCTGCGCTACGTCTATGTCGACCCCGAGAGCGGCAAGGACGTGTGGATCAAGGACAACGACGGTCGCTCGTTCGTGCTGATCGGGGGCGAGCGCGTCTACGACTTCAACCCCAGCGCGTACCGCCCCGAGGAGATCGTGCGCCCCGAGTCGCGCACCTTCATCCCCTCGCGCATCACCGACAACCCGTTTCTCGTCTCGACCGGCTACATGGCGCAGCTGCAGGCGCTGCCCGAACCGCTGCGCAGCCAGATGCTGCTCGGCGACTTCGAGGCCGGCATGGAAGACGACCCGTGGCAGGTGATCCCGACCGCCTGGGTCGACATCGCCATGGCTCGCTGGAAAGAGCGCACGCCGCGCGGTGAGATGCTGTCGATGGGTGTCGACGTGGCGCGCGGCGGCAAGGACTCGACGACGATCTCGACGCGCCACAAGACGCCCGAGACCGACCTCTGGTTCGACAAGCTCAAGCTCTACCCGGGCAGCGAGACACCGAACGGCAACATCGTCGCAGGTCTCGTGATCGGGGAAGCGCGCAACAACACGCCGATCCACCTCGATGTGATCGGCGTCGGCGCCTCGCCCTACGACGTGCTCAATTCCGCCGGCCAGCCGGTCTATGGCGTCAACGTCTCGGAGCGCGCGAACTCGCTCGACAAGTCAGGGCGCTTGTCGTTCCTCAACCTGCGCTCACAGCTCTGGTGGCAGTTCCGCGAACTGCTCGACCCGCAGGCCGACAACGGCATCGCCTTGCCTCCCGACCCCGAGCTTGCCAAGGAACTCTGCGCGCCGAAGTGGGAGATGTCGGGCATGACGATCAAGGTCGAATCGCGCGACGACATCGTCAAGCGCGTTGGCCGATCGCCCGACCGCGCGAGTGCGGTGATCCTGGCCCAGATCGACACGCCGAAGATCCACATCCTGCGGGCGATCGAGCAGGGCCAGGACAACGTTCTGGACTACGACCCCTACAGCTAGCCCGCGGGTGTCCGTGTCGGCGCGAGCGCCCGACACAATGCGAGCCATCCCAACCAGAGGACTCGCACCATGTGCTCTTCCCCGAAGATTCCGCCCCCGCCGCCCCCGCCGCAGGAGACCAAACAGCCTGACATGGGTCCGATGGCGGACAAGGCCAAGAAGAACCGGGCGGGCATCACCGGCGCCACGTTGCTGACCGGCCCCTCCGGTGTCGACAGCGCCCCCACCGGCAAGGCCACCCTGCTCGGGCAGTAAGCAGTGGACCAACCGACCAACCGCAGGCAGCGCACCCTCGCACGCAAAGCCGCGCTCTGGACCGAGCGCGCGAGCTGGGTTTCGCATTGGCGCGAGATCAGCGAGAACCAGCAGCCGCGGGCCGGTCGGTTTATCGTCACCGACCGCAACCGAGGCGACAAGCGCGCCAACAAGATCCTCGACAACACCGCCGTGTTCGGCGCCCGCACGCTGGCCGCCGGCCTCATGTCGGGCATCACGAGCCCGGCGCGCCCGTGGTTTCGACTTGAGATCCGCGACAAGGACCTGATGGAGTCCCCCGCCGTCAAGACCTGGCTGCACGAGACGAGCGAGTTGATCCGTGCGATCTTTTCCAGTTCCAACACCTACCGCGCACTGCACACGATCTACGAGGAACTCGGCCTCTTTGGCACGGCGGCCTCGGTCGTCCTGCCCGACTTCGACAACGTCATCCACCACCACCCGCTGACGGTGGGCGAGTTCGCCCTGGGCACCAACCACAAGGGCGAGGTCGACACGCTCTGCCGCGAGTTCCAGATGACCGTCGCCCAGATGGTCGAGCAATTCGGGCGCGAGAACTGCAGCACCACGGTGCAGGACCTGTACGCCAAGTGCGCTTACGACACCTGGGTGGACGTGGTGCATCTGATCGAGCCGCGGCGCAACCGTGACATCACCAAGCGCGACAACCGCAACATGCGCTTCGCCTCGCTCTACCTGGAGCCCGGTAAGGACCAGTACGACAAATACCTGAGCGAGTCGGGCTTCGAACGCTTCCCGGTGTTGGCCCCTCGCTGGGTGGTTACGGGCAACGACGTCTATGGCACCAGCCCCGGCATGGAGTGCCTTGGCGATGTGAAGCAGCTGCAGCATCAGCAGCTACGCAAGGGGCAGGCAATCGACTACCAGGTCAACCCGCCCCTGCAAGTGCCGACCAAGTACAAGGAAGCCACCAAGGCCCGCCTGCCGGGCGGCGTGTTCTACGTCGACAGCGTCTCGCCCGGCGCCGGCGTGCGCAGCGCGTTCGAGGTCAATCTGAACCTGCAGCACCTCGGCCTCGACATCGCCGATGTGCGCGAGCGCATCCGCAGCGCCTACTACGCCGACCTGTTCCTGATGATGCAGGGCGACACCCGCTCGGGCATCACGGCGACCGAAGTGGCCGAACGCCACGAAGAGAAATTGCTGATGCTCGGCCCCGTGCTCGAGCGGCTGCACAACGAGCTCTTGAGCCCACTCATCGACATCACGTTCGACATGGCAGCCAAGGCCAACATCCTGCCGCCGATTCCGCCCGAACTCGAAGGGGTGGATCTGAACGTCGAATTCATCAGCGTGCTGGCCCAGGCACAGCGCGCCGTGGCGACCCAGGGCGTCGACCGCCTGATGGGCACCGTCGCCAACCTCGCCACACTCAAGCCAGATGTGCTGGACAAGATCAATTTCGACCAAGTGGTCGACGACCTCGGCAACGCCTACGGAGTTAACCCCAAGATCATCGTCCCCGACGACCAGGTCATGGCACTGCGCGAGCAGCGCGCACAGGCCATGCAAGCCAAGGAAACCGCGGCGGCAATGCCCATGTTGGTCGAATCGGCCAAGACGGCCGGCGAGGTCAATGTGGAAGGCGTGCAGGACGTCATGCAAAGCCTGCAAGGCTACGGCACCGTCAACGGGGCGACGGTATGACAAACATCACGATTGGAAGGCGATGCCCAACTCGCTTATGAGCCACTTACTGCAACAGTCGATCGACAACTCAGGGGACCAGGCAACCATCCCGCTCGTCGTGCAGCTGGTGAAACGCAGTATCGAGCAGAACGACCGCATCCTGCAGGAGCATGGCGAACTCAAGGCGGCGCTCTCGGCCCACACGCTCGACGAGGCCAACCTGGTCAAGGGGCTGATGCGCGCGTTCCCGACCAAGCACGACGGCACGCCCGACTTCGAAGGGCATGAGGCTTTCCACACGGCGCTGATCGAGGAGTCGCGCGCGCGGACGGTGTTCTACCGCGACCTGCGCCACGAGCTGGTCAAGAAAGGGCTGTGGGGGCTGGTAATGATCCTCTGCGCGCTCATCACCTACTGGTGGACCGGGCAGACGCGCGGCGGCCATTAGCTCCGTGTCCGTGTGCCGGTGCGTGCGCCCTACGATGCACGCACGATGGGAGCCCACAACGATCCGACAGACCTGAAGCGCCAGGAGCGCGACGCCGAAGCCGACGAGGCCAAGGCGCGCGAACGCCGGCGCAAAGAGCTTGACGATCTGCGATGGCTCCTCGGCCACCCGCAAGGGCGGCGCATCGTGAGCCGCTTGTTGGATCAGGCCGGCGTGTTCCGCAGTTCGTTCAATACGTCGGGGTCAGTGATGGCCTTCAACGAAGGGCGGCGGGACCTCGGACTGTTCCTGACGGGCGAACTCCTCGAAGCGTCGGCCGACGGGTACTTGAAAATCCTGAAGGAATTTAAGGCCAATAGCGATGACTGATACGACTGCGGAAGCCGGCACAACTCAACCTGACGCCGGGGAACCGACCACGACCGATAGCCAAGCCGCCGAGACAACGGTCAACACCGAGGCGCAAGCCCCGGCCACCGAGAGCACGCAGACCGCCGCACCGCAGGTGCCCGAGGTCTACACGTTCGACGTGCCCGAGGGCGTCACCCTCGACAAGACCGCGACCGATGACTTCAGCGCTCTCGCCAAGGAGCTCAAGCTCGACCAGGCGACCGCGCAGAAGGTGGCCGACGTAGGCATCAAGATGGCACAACGCCAGCAAGAGGTCTTCGAGAACACCAAGGCCGCATGGGCCGAGCAGACGCGCGCCGACAAGGAGTTCGGTGGCGACAAGTTCGACCAGAACATGGCCGTGGCGCTCAAGGCGATTGACGCCTTCGGCACCCCTGAACTGAAGGAACTGCTCAATGTGAGCGGGCTGGGCAATCACCCGGCCGTGATCAAGTTCTGTTTCAAGGCGGGCAAGGCTATCAGCCCCGACGGCTTCGTCGCCGGCACCCCCGCAAGTGCGGGCACCGACCCGGCGAAGACGATGTTCCCCTCCATGAATTGACGAAAGGCAGACCATGACCACTCTCGCAGCAAACAACCCGACGCTGTTGGACGTTGCCAAGCGCACCGACCCCGACGGCAAGATCGCGACCATCGCCGAAATCCTCGCGCAGGACAACGCAATCGTCGAAGACTTGACCATGAAGGAGGGCAACCTCCCGACCGGCAACAAGACGACCGTCCGCACCGGCATCCCTGACCCGACCTGGCGCAAGATGTACGGCGGCGTCCAGCCGACCAAGAGCACCACGGCGCAAATCACCGACTCGTGCGGCATGCTCGAAGCCTACGCCGAAGTCGACAAGGCGCTGGCCGACCTGAACGGCAACACCGCCGCCTTCCGCCTGTCGGAAGACCGCGCGCACATCGAAGGCATGTCGCAGGAAGTTGCTTCCGCGCTGTTCTACGAAAGCGAGAGCACCAACCCCGAGCGCATCACGGGCCTCGCGCCGCGTTACAACTCGCTGTCGGCCGAGAACGCCGACAACATCATCGACTTCGGCGGCACGGGCTCCGACAACATGTCGATCTGGCTCTGCGCCTGGGGCGACCAGTCGGGCTTCGGCATCTACCCGAAGGGCTCGAAGGCGGGCCTGCAGATGACCGACAAGGGCCAGGTCACCATCGAGAACGTCGACGGCAGCGGCGGCCGGATGGAAGGCTACCGCACGCACTACCGCTGGGACCTCGGCCTGACCATCAAGGATTGGCGCTACTTCGGCCGGATCTGCAACATCGACTACAGCGTGCTGAACGCCGGCGATGCCGCAGCCGTCACGGCCCAGAAGGCGCTCATCACCGCGATGATCAAGCTCTCCGAGCGTGTCAAGACGACCGGCGCCAAGGCGAGCTGGTACGTGCCGCGCAACATCCGCGAAAACCTGCGCCTCGGCATCCTCGAGAAGATCAGCAACAACTTGTCCTGGGAAACCGTCTCCGGCAAGCGGGTGATGACTTTCGACGACATCCCGGTCAAGCGCGTCGATGCGCTGCTGAAGACCGAAGCCCGCGTGGTCTAACCCTCCGAACAGACAGACGAAAGGACACACTATGATCCTCGATGAACGCAACGAATTCGCCGACGCGGTCGCGTTGAGCACCGCAGCCACCGGCCTCGCGCTGGTCGGCGATGTGATTGACCTCGGCACCGACGGCATCAACGCCGTCGACGACATGTACCTGGTCGTCCAGATCGACACGGACGTCACTTCGGCCGGCGCCGCGACGGTCGAGTTCCAGCTCGCATCCGACGCCCAGGCGGCGATCGCGGTCGACGGCACGGCCACCGTGCACTACAAGTCGGCGGCGATTCCGAAAGCCACCCTGGTCGCCGGCTACACGGTCGCCGCGGTGCAGTTGCCGCGCGGCACCTACGAGCGCTACCTCGGCATCATCCAGAACGTCGGCACGGCGGCTCTCACGGCGGGCAAGTTCAACGCCTTCCTGACGAACGAGCCCGGCAGCTGGAAGGCCTTCGACTCGCCGAGCCACCTGTAACGAGGGCCTGACGTGAAAGTCATCGCACTCGCCAAGGGGTTCTACGGCGGCGGGCCGATCGCCAAGGGCACCACGTTCGACGTGCCCGAGGGTGCCAAGGCCTCCTGGTTCGTCCCGGTCGCCGCCCACAAGGCGGCGCCGGAGAAGGTCGCCGAGAAACCGAAAGCCGACACCCTCTCCAAACTCGGCAAGGAGAAGCCGCAAAGCTTCAACGCCGTGCACGTCAAGTCCGACCTGGCCTGACCGCCGACGGTTCGACTGCGCTGAGAGCCCGCCCCGTGCGGGCTTTCTTTTTGGGTGTCCGTGTTGCGGGGCGCCCCTCCTACACTCGCGGGCATAGGAGATCCCCCTGAATGGCCTCTGTCGTCAAACTCTGCAATATGGCCTTGAGCCACATCGGCGCGGATGCCCGCGTCGCCAGTATCGCGCCGCCCGACGGCAGCGTCGAAGCCGGGCACTGTGCCGACTTCTACGACACGGCCCGCACCGAGTTGATCGAGCCGGGTGCCTGGCGCTTCGCCCTGAAACGCGCCCCGCTCGCCCAAGCCGAGAACCTGAGCGCGGCTTGGGCATACGCCTACGCGCTGCCCTCCGATTGCCTGCGCCCGTTGCGCATCTTGCGCGCCGGCACCGGAGCCACCGTTTTCACGCAGGACGACGTGCAGTATTCCCCCAATGACCACGACTCAGCCGACTTCGGTGTTGAAGGTGACGTGCTCTTCACCAACGAAGCCGAGGCCACCCTGGTCTATGTGCGCGACGTCACCGACAGCGCCAAGTTCCCGGCCAGCTTTACCAGTGCACTCTCCTACCTGCTCGCCAGCTACCTGGCCGGGCCGATCGTCAAGGGCAACGAGGGCGCCCGCCTGGCCGACGCGATGCGCGCCAAGGCGATGGAACTCGCCAACATGGCCGCCACGGCGTCCGCCAACGCCAGCAGCTCGACCAGCGACTTCAACCCCTCAAGCATTACCGCGCGGCGATGAGCAGCAAGTTCCTGCACCGCAGCTTCGCCGGCGGCGAAATCACCAGCGAACTGGCCGGGCGCGTTGACCTGACCAAGTTCCAGACCGGCATGAGCCTGTGCCGCAATTTCATCGTGCTGCCCCATGGGCCGATCGCCCGCCGCCCGGGCTTTGAGTTCATCAACGAGGCAAAGGACAGCACCAACGCCGTGCGCCTGATGCCGTTCAGCTTCAACGCCGAACAGACCGTGGTGTTGGAGTTTGGTCACCTGTACGTGCGCTTTCACATCGATGGCGGCACGCTGCTCGAGCCCGCCGTCGCCATCGCTTCGATCGCCGGCAGCACCGTCAACACCACCGGCGCGCACGGCTATTCGACCGGCGACTGGGTCTACATCGGCAACCGCTATCACAAAGTCACCGTGGTCGACGCCGACACGTTCACGACCACCGACCTGTGGGGCTTGGCAACCACGGCGTCAGGGGCAACGGCCGCGCGCGTCTACACGCTCGTCACCCCCTACGACTCGACCGACGTGTTCGATCTGCACTTTGCGCAGAGCTCGGACGTGGTCACCATCGTGCACCCCAACTACCCCGCCAAAGAACTGGCCCGCTTGGGGGCCACCAGTTGGACGCTGACCGACATCTCCTTTGCTCCCCCCACCGGCGCCCCCACCGGCGTGACGGCCACACCTGTCACGCCATCAGCTTCGGGAAATTACACGACCTCTGTGTATGTCGTGACCGCAGTGCAACCCGACGGGGTAACCGAATCGCTCCCCTCGGCACAGGCGAGCGCGTCGAACAACCTGACCCTTCAGGGGAACTACAACCAAGTGACCTGGACCGGGGTCAACGGCGCCAGCCGCTACAACGTCTACAAGCAGCGTAGCGGCGTCTTCGGCTACATAGGGCAGGCCGCGCCGATGCCGAGCACTTCGGTCGACATCGTATCGACCAGTCGCACAGACGGTCTCGACAAGACCAAGATCGTCACGGTCAACACATCCGGCCCCCACGGTCGCTCGGTCGGCGATTTCGTGATGATCGAGGGCACGGGCGTGCCCACGTTCGACGGCTACTGGGGCGTGTCCGAGGTGGTCGACAGCGACACGTTTCGCTACGTCTCGAACACCGCGTCAAAGCTGACCTTCGGCACCGGCGGTACGGTGCGCACGGCCTCGCTATCCCTTACCGACGACAACGTCCTGCCCGACAACAGCCAGTCGCCACCCGAGGACATCATCGCGCTCAACAGCGGGGCAGGGGACTACCCGGCCACCGTCATGTACCACGAACAGCGCCGATGGTTCGCCGGCACTGACGAGAAGCCGCAAGTGCTGTGGGCCACCCGCACCGGCACCGAGTCGAACCTGACGAGCTCCATCCCCTCGCGCGACGCCGACGGCATGGAACTGCGCGTAGCAGCCTCGCAGAACAACCAGATTCGCCATCTTGTCGCGCTCACGGAGTTGATCGCGCTGACGGCGGGCGGGGAATTCCGTATCGGTGCAGGGGATGACGCCGCCATCACGCCGAGCACGGTCTCTGTCAAACCGCAGGGCTACTCCGGGGCGAGCAACGTGCAGCCGGTGGTCACCGCCGGGTCGCTGCTCTACGTGCAAGCACAGGGCTCGCGCATCCGCGAGCTCGGCTATAACTGGGAATCGAACAGCTACCGCACGCTCGACGTCTCGATCATGGTGCCGCACCGCTTCAACGGTTACACCGTGCGCCAGATCGCCTACACCCGCGCCCCCGACCAGATCATGTGGGCGGTACGCAACGACGGTGTGCTGCTCGGCCTGACCTACGTGCCCGATCAGCAGGTCTTCGGCTGGCATGCGCACGACACCGACGGTGTCATCGAGTCGGCGTGCGTTGTCGCCGAAGGCAACGAGGACGTGCTCTATGTCGTCGCCATGCGCACGGTGAACGGGCGCACGGTGCGCTATGTCGAGCGCTTGCGCACGCGCGTCTTGACACAGCAGGCCGACGCGTTCTTCGTCGATTCCGGCCTGAGCTACAGCGGCGCGCCGATCAGCAGCCTGTCGGGCCTGTGGCATCTCGAAGGGGAGACGGTCGATATCCTGACCGACGGCGCTGTGCACCCGCGCCGCGTCGTCTCGGGCGGTGCGATCGCA